CCTAACCATGGGCGCCACGTGTGAATTAGGACACAAACCCTAAGCGAAACAAGGAGAGAATAGGATTAGTCTTCTTCTACTAATTTTGAGAAGTAATCCATTGTGTCATCATCTTCACTGTCATCAGTTGAATCGGTAGAAGTGACTGACGGTTTTGTTTCACTTTTTGTTTCAACTACTGGTGCCGATACCTCATCATCAATGGTGGGAGTATCAATTTTATCAGCAGTCGTAGTAGTTCCAGTTCCATAAACAACTTTCTCAAATCTCGCTTTGAGTTCATCATATGATTTGAAAGTTGAAGGATCTGAAAACTCTGATAGAGCATATTGTTTTTTCCAAGTGCTCTGTATATCATCGTCATTATCAGCAAGTGGTGATGGTGAATCAAACTCTGATTTGTCATAGTTCCAATAACCATCTACTTTTCTGATTTTTAATTTGAAGTTTGCACCTTCCCAGAAATCAAATGGGTTTAAAGGTTTCTCATCTTCAAATTGTGGTTGCATTGCCTCAGTAATCTTATCAAATATCTTTTTACCAAACTTGAATAATTTTACTTGACCTTCATTTTCTGGATTCTTAGGATCAGATACCACAAGAACATTAGTATAGTATGTTAACTTTCTCTTACGTTTTCTTGCAATTTCTTTATCAGAATCTAAACCAGTATTCCAAAGACGACTGTTATCCTCTGATACAGGATCTTTCTTGTTCATTGTAGTTAGAGAGTTCTCAATATACCAACCACCTGGTCCTTGAAAGGCGTGTGACCATACTCTTGCCCAAGGTAATTCTTCACCTTCAACTGCAGGTAGAAAACGAATAACGGCATAACCATTACCTGATTTATCAAGTTCTGGTCTCCAGAATCTTTCGTCTTTGCCTGATGATTGTGTGGTAGTTGTTTTAGTTAGAGCTTCTAACTCTTTTGTGAGTTTGTCGAAATTACCTCGACTTCTTTTTAATGCTTCAAATGACATTTATTGTATTCTCCGTATGTTTATTGTATGTTTTTGTTATCCACGTATGCATAATATAAGATTGTATTATATCATATATAGTCAACTTTGTCAACTAAAAAGTGGGGTCGAAACCCCACTCTTTTCAAAAATATTAGAAATTAACAGATACTCCAGCAGCTGGTGTTACGTCTTTAGAATCCATATTGTATCCTGCTTCTACATACCAGTCAACTGATTTGTAAGATGAGATATAACCTGCACCTGCGTTCTGTGACCAATCACCTTCATCACCGTTTACGAATAATGAGAATCCCTTTGTAGAGATGATTGATTCGTATGCCACTTTGTCTGTTAACGAATTGTCGTGTGTTGCAACAGTTGTTAATGTTGCTTCTGCACCTAGACCGACAGTTCCTTCAACAGCATAGATATTGTCACCACCATCGATTGTGTGATCGACAGAAGCGGCAAGACCTAGTTTGCCTACGTCTAATGAATGTTTTAATTGTACTGTATCAAAATCAGTTACATCTGTACCTGTGTCTGTAAATAAAAATCTTACAGAGGTATTGTTGTATGAACCAATGATACTTTCACCAGCATCACTTGGATTTGCTAGTGTGTCTGCACCAACAACTTCAAGTCCACCACCGATAAAGATATCACTTTGTTCACCATAACTGATTGAACCGTTTGTGTATTTTACACCAAGTGAATACTCGTCTAAGACAAGTTGATCACTTGCGTTTGTAATAACAGCGATAGACGCAAATCCAACATCACTTGAAATATCCAAGTCAATGTCTTTAGTTGCGATTACATCGCCTGCTGAGTTCTCGGAGAAATCAACTCCAACAGAACCAGTTACTCCTGCATATGTAGATGTTGAAATCAACATAGCAGATAAAATTAATATTAATTTTTGCATTTATTTTCCTTTTTTAGTTTCACATTACCATAATGTAAATGTTAACGTGATATTTATGCGTTAAGTGTTAATTTTAGATTAGAAACTTGTTGATAAGTTCCTCTTGTGTGATATAGTTTATATTAATCAAGTCGTTCCATTCAGGTATTTCTTTGTTTATGTTATCACTACCTAATGGTTTTTCATTTACTTTGTAAAAATCTGTATTTGAATTTGTTAACATAACAGCCGCATATTGTTTTAACCAATTAACTGGATTGACAGCGGCGATATCATCTCTTTCATAATGAAGTGTGCTCTTGTACATATTATTAAAATTGTCTGTGTTAGAATATAAGTCACACCCGATCATAAAAACTTGTTCTGGTTGTTCTACTTTACAACCAATATTCATTGCAGTTGGACCTGCCGACCATCCACAATCTCCTGTTGTGCCATCATTTAAATCCATGATGTCATCTATTCGTGTTACTTTATCTTTCGGATGTAACCAAGAGATGAATAACACATTTGCACCGATACCTTTGTATGGTCTTTTTTCTTCTAATAGTTTATCTTGCCATAATGCAGTCGAACCATGTATGACAAATTCAGTTGATCCTTCATATCGTTCACTTTCTACAAGTTTAGGTTCATAACCAAAACGACCTGTCATATCTTCTATGTGTGTTGATTTCATATTTTCATATAAATCACCTGGCAGTGAAGTCCATCCTCGATAATAACAAACATTATCTTTTGCATAACCCTTATCATAAACTTCATGTGTAATTCCTGGATCAACACAAGTTAAAGCATCTGGTGTAAAATCTCTATGTAATCCATTACAACCGTAGGTTTTACCTTTACCGTTGAGTAAATTCAAATCAAAGTTCTTTCGACTTTCACCATTACCTATTAAGAACAATCTTTTCATTTCAATTTCTCCATAAACTCATCATAATTGATATGATATAAGTTGTTAATTAAATTAAATTCATTCGGTTTGATTGATGCACCAACACGATAATAATTTATTTTTTGATTTAAAGAAAATATCTCTTTCATTTCATTTATCCATTTACCACAATATTTTTCGGCAGCGTCTAGTGATGCATAACAATCAGTACCTGCATAAACATTGTCTATTTTATTATCAATATTTCTTTGACTTTGTTCTATGTAATTTGTTAAATCAAATCCAAGCATATAGATTTCACCTTCTTGTAAATGTTGAGATGCATAATCTAACATTGTTTGTCCTGTATCATAATGTTTGTCATAACCTAATGCTTGTTTAAATGTTTTCACATATAATTTTGCACGAGGAAAAGGATCAAAAGAACCAGGATACATATGTTTACAAATCATCGTTGAGTTCTGCCAGACACCCTCTCTCACCATTTCATCAATCATTGGTCGATCAATACCACCAATATAATCAGGTGTAAAATCTCTATACAATGCATTACACCCATAAGTTTTACCATACATTGATAGTATGTTCAAATCAAATCCTTGACGACTGGTACCGTTTGCTATTACGAAACTACGCATTCCTTAATCACCTTTTTCAATTTAATATAATCTTTATCTTTTAAAAATGAAGTATATTTACGAACTAATAAACTCACTTTAGGCCATACTATTTGTTCTTCAATTTCTTTATCAAACTTTTTACAGTAATTAAACATAGTTTGTAATACTGACATGGTATCTAATCCTATCTTTTTTGCTAGAAAACTTTTTAATAGAATTGGGTGTTGACCTTTATGACATTTAAATATTTTATTAAAATCACCATTTGCTTTTTTAATTAAATGTGACATATCAAGTTTGAAGTAATATGTGAAACCATCTCGTCTTTTAACATATTGTAAATACTTTTGATCTGCTGTTGATGAATTGAGGTCTCCAACCCATGTAGTGTTGTTAGTGACAAAACCAGACACAAGAAAATCCATAATATCACTTTTATGTTTTTTTGCAACTCTGTGAAAAAAGAAACGATCATTTCTTTTATTAAAGGATTCATATGTCGCTCTTGTCTTTCCATTATATTGATCTATATTATAATCTTCTCTACTAAAATGTAGTTTGATTGCTAGATACGTTTTATATACTTCAAATCCATCCATTAATTATCCAATAAGTATTGACTACTGATTGGAAATTGATCTTTCATTACTTGTTCAATATGTGTAACCACATCTCTTGTTTCAGATTGTGTGTCTTCTTTTAATCTCAAATTACATACACGAGCAAATGCATATAAAGTACCAGACCAATACCATTCAGTCATCATATTCTGAGGTAAAACCATTCTTGCCATTTCTGGTGCAATACCTTTTTCAATCATATCATTATATAATTTTTTTAAAATACCTATTTCATTAGATACATCATATTCTATTTCTTCATCACTAGATCCTTGTTTGATACTTTTTGGTGGTCGTTTTCTCCACATGAAGGGTATATAAAACTCTGGTTCATCATCAACATATCTACGACTTACTTCGTTCCACACCAAACCGACTTGATGTTTAACCAATTGTCTTGCAACAAAAACAGGTGCCTTAATTCTAAACTGTAAACTTGCATGGGCAAAAGGTGACCAGTGATTATGATCTGCCAAATATTTAATTAACTTTTCATCTTTTTGTGATAGACCAACTCGATGCCCTTCGATTTGTTTTGCAAATGATACACGAGCTGCATTGACAACTGTTTTATCACTGCCCATTTTATCTATCAGTGTTACGTTCATATTGGTAATGCACCACTCTTTGGTAAATAATGTAATTCTTCAGCATTTAATTTAATCTTTTCTTTTAATGTTCGATTAATTAAATGGGTGATTGTATCCGGTTCAATTTCTTTTTCTTTACAATATTCTAAGATAGCATCCATGTGTGTCATTTGTTTCATTTGAACTTTTTGATCGATTAATATCGCAAAATCTTTTGGTGTCACCCTTGATCTCCTGTCGATTGTGTTGTTGAAGCTGTACTTGCAACATTATTATCACTATAATATGAAAAAGTCATTTGATCTTTATTCTCTTGTGATTCTTCATATAATATAAGTGCAATTAAAGAGTAAACAGCATTATCCATTAAGGTATCTTTGATTGATTCATCATTATATTTCAATTCACCTTTTTGTATAAAAGACATTAATCGACTATACTTATCACCTAATCGAACTGCAATACCTTTCCAGGCATCAATTCCACCTAATTCAGATAATCTAAAGTTGGCAAATGGATCTGCCTCTTGAGCATAATCATGTCTTTTCTTATCATGCAATGCTTTTATTTCTTCAAGTAGTTCATAAAATCTATGTGTGTATTTGTGCATCATGTCTCCTATTATATCATATTTTGTTTAATATGTCAATAAATTGAATGTGAGAATTTTTCAATCGTATCTTTTCAAATCCTCTTCTCCAATTTGTTCCTGTTATTTGTTTGTATGCTTGTTTCGGATAACCATTTGTACCCTCGTAAATGTTATGTCCACCAAAGTCAAATCCTAACATATGAATCTCTTTTGGTTTCATAGTGACTGCTAATCTCAAGGCACATATTCCAGAACCTTGACCTTCATCATTGATATATTCTTTTAAATCTTTTGCATTTTCAGGAGGACTTATTTCTGTTTTACCACTATTTCGTCTATCATTATTAAATCCCATAATGCTTCGAAAGAATACCCAATTTGTTTTAATGTAATCAGAATATAAAACTTCTTCATACATTCGATTATCACAAACAACTAAGTATGTTGGTGTGTAATCTCTGTGTAGTGCATTACAACCAATCACACATTCATTATTGAATTGTGATAAATCAAAACCTTTTCTACTAACGCCATTACCAATGACAATAACTTTATCGCTAGTCGGTAGAATTTTCATACATTTCGTGTTTCACACTGATTGATTGAACACATAATTCATTGTTATCATTCATAACCAATATTGCGATTTTCTTTAAGTCCTTAGAAGCCGCAAGAAAGACTTTTTCTGTTTTACCTTCAAGGATATCATAACCTTCACCAATAGATACAGGTAATAACTCGAAGTGATAACCCATAAAGTAAGCGACTTTATCGATGTTACCACAAAAGAGAGTAACTTCTTTTGTGTTTGTAAATGTTTCGTTAAATTCATCTGAAAATGTTCTTGCTTCTGCTTGAAATACATAAACATCTAATAAAAATATAATGATTGCAAGACTAAAGATTATTCTTTTCATTTTCTATCCACTTATAAAAGTTCTCTACTGCCTCTTTTAATTGTGGTAGATAATCTGATTTATTCTTTTTGAATACTTGTGTTGTACCGTCTGACGTGATGACTAAAATCACAACTTGTTCTATCGGTGTTCCTGTGAGTTCTTCATACATTTCTGCATAAGCGGAACCTTGTATAAAATAGTTACTAATCCATTCTTCTTTCTTTTCACCAGAAGAAGTTTTAAAGTCTATCACTGACAGTTTACCTTCGTATTCACCGATGCAATCAACCCTACCAGCGACAGTGTATTTCTCAGAAAACATTTGTGCTTCCTGTGTATGTATATTATTTATGTTATTAAGGATAGGTTTAAATTCATTGAACATACACCATGCGTGGAAGTTCTTTTTGTGTTTTTCGTCTAACTGTTCTTTTTCTACGTTGTTGAGATAATCCTCAACCATATTATGAACAGCAGTTCCACGATTGGCGGATGTACGAGCAATATAGTTGGCAACTTCTTCGCCCACTTTTTGCCGCCATTCGTGTAATCCTTTTTTATCTCTGATAGATAATACAGTGGTAATTGAAGGATAAGATTGATTTGTTTCCAGATTTTCATAGAATCTCTTTCCGTCTATATTTTTTGCTTTGAGTTCAGGAAACTCAACTTTAGGTAAATGATTAAACATAATATAATTATATCACAGTTTGACTAGAATGTCAACACATTTCTAGTGCTAATCTAGTTGTTTCTACTACTCGTCTTGTCCACCCTTTACCAAAGGTATCAAATGTTGATAATGATTCATAGTATTTTTGTCTTTCTGTTTGATACATTTTGATAGTTTCATTCAGTCCGTTTTCTTTCACAAATTCACTTAGTTTATTCAGTGTATTTGGACCAATACCACCATCTGCAACTGTACCAATTAATGTCTGTAAATACTTAGCGGCACGACCTGTTCCTGCATTGACACCAAAATCAAAGACACATAAGTCTAATCCAGAAGGCAAATCATCACCCTTTACTCTATCCCAATAGTTCTTTTTATAGATAGGTTCTACGTCTTCTCTCGTCAAATCTTTCATATCTTTTGTTCCACCGAAGTCTTCGTAAACTCTCTTGGTGACGCCTAGATTTGTTTCTCCTCCAGGATCTTTTGGATGATTGACGTATCCACCTTCGTGGTGTAATATTGTTTCTAAACATTTAATCCAATTGTTTTGCATTTGCTATCTCCGTTTTATAGTGTAGTTTTAGTTTTTTGTGGTCTCGTAATATCTTCCACATTTCTGATGAACGATCAAAATCTCTATCTCGTTCTATATCTGCTACTTTTTGTTTATAGTATTTGTGTAGTTGTTTTAGTTCTTTAAGTCTGGTCATAGTGCAATCCTAACTTTATTTTGTTAACTAGATAATTACGTAAGAAACCACTTCTTACAATGTCGCCTAGGTCAAATTCGATATTTTCGAACTCACCCATTTCATATAATATTCTCTGAAAATCGTAAATACCATTTCTCTCGGAAGTTTTGTTTAAATCAGTTTGTTGAAAGTCACCACAGAATATAATTCTACTATTCTGTCCAACTCTTGTGATGATTGTATCTAGTTCATGGAAGTTAAGATTCTGACACTCATCAACAATAATAATGCCGTTATCGATTGTAATACCTCTGAGAAATGATGTAGATAAAAATTCAATAGTACCTTGATTTCTCAAATCAACATATAATCTTTCAAATGCATTTTCTGTTGGTGCTGAAAACATGAAACGTACCATATTTTGATATGGCATTTGATAGAGAAATGCTTTGTCTTCTTCATCACCTGGTAGAAAACCAATATCTCGTGTTGGTAATAAACTTCTTACAAGATAAACTCTTTGTTGATCTGTCTTATCGTTTAATACTTCTTTTAATGCTAGATATAAAGAAAGAAAAGTTTTACCTGTTCCTGCAACACCATATAAAAATAGATGTTTACCTGATTTCCAGGCATCTGCCATTCTCTTTTGATTTTCTGTGATTGGTTTTATATTGACTAATTCTTTATCAGTAATTTCAAGTTTCTTTTTCGCCATGTTTATCCTTTAGTGCGGCCCAACCTAAGTTGGGCCTTTATCTAGTCCTGGATTGATAACAGCTGACTTTCAGGCAATGTTAACCCTACTTTTGCTCTTCAATCTTTTCAGACAGATACAAAATTATTTATAATTTTCTTGCCCTATGTTTTTTAACAACCTCTTTTGCCTTAATTTTTGCGTTACTTTCCTTTGCACCATATCTTTGTGCTAATGGTGAATTTGGATGTTTTTCACTGATTTTTGATAGTGTATCTTTCCATCCACTATCTGTTTTACTATCTAATTCTCCAGTGCCAGAAATAATATTCATTTGTGTAGGTGGTAATAATTCAATATGTTTTTGTTTTTTAAACTCTTCCATTTCAGCAATCATCATTAATTCTTCCCACACTTCACCTGTCTTGTGATTTTTAAATCTATATGTTGGCATTTATTTTACTTTCTAATATTTTTAATGAATCTTTTACTCTAGCAATTTGTGACACTTCATTATCATTTATTTCTATATTAAACTCATCTTCCAATTGCATAACAAATTCTACAACTGTTAGACTATCGAAACCCAAATCATCAATGAAATGGGAATCAAGTTCAATACCGTCTTCAGTGTAAGGTGTTATTATTTCAAATAGTTTCTGTTGTAAGTCCATGTGTGTACCATTCTGGAATCTGTCGATTCGTCCATTTTGCAAATTCTTTCTTTGCGATTATATAGTAGTTCTTATATGCCTGTATAGAATCACCATCAACTTTACATTCTGGATAATGTGACATTGCCTGTGGTGGTTCTGTAAAACCTTTGTCTTCTAAATTTGTTGGAGTATGTTTTAGTATGTCACCAAGCAACGTCCAGCTGGAGTGATCTTTGCCTTTTTGGTTTCCATATCGATGTCGATACTCTGCTGATAGTTCACGCCACAATTCATACAACCAGTTATAGTGCTGACTAGAAGTACGAGCCCAAACAGTTGAAGGGTGATTATAATGACACGCTTTGTAAACAATATTTTCTAAGTTATCTGGTAATTTGTATCTTGTTGCTTTTCTACCTGTTTTGGTAGTTCCTATATATTTAGTGCCATCTAACATTCTGTGAGCAGTTGAAAGTATTTGAGCATATTCAACAATCATCTTTACAACGTGTTTATCACAATGCATTTCTGCACAGGTTTTAGGATTTTCATCTAAGTAAAATATGTTCATTTTGTTTTATTATATCATACTTTTGATCAATTGTCAATAACTCTATAAAATATATGACCATCAATATGTGTAACTTTTTCTAATTTGGATGCCCAATGAGGTTTTACATAATGAGCGTGGTAATGTGTTGCATCTTCCACAACATTTGGAACCATATCAGGCATTGCTAGAAGAACACCTGCAATTGATTTTGCCAATCTCCAGGCATCAATATCTCTTATGTTATCTGATTTACCATCACAGTACCAACTGAATTGGCATTTATGTTTTACAGGAAAATTCTTTGTCCAGTTATAAGTTGGACCTTGTCTGATAACATCACAAACATTGTTTGGATATCTTGGACTTTTAACACGATTTAAAACAACTTGACCAACTGCAATTTGATCTGCCTGTGATTCTGATCTTGCCTCAAAATAAATGTTTTGTGCCAGACAATCTAAATCAGTATCTTTAGGATAATAAACATCTGCCCTACCATAACCATGATATAGAATGGAGATAATAAGAATGGCAAGAAATGTTCCTATATAAAAATTGTTATTGTTCAAAGATCACCTATCTTAAATTTTTGTATTACATTTTTAGTAGGTATAACAGTCGTATTACCACCGTCTGCTAAACCACCTTTATCATCATAAGAATAATCACTCATTAAGATATGTACTTTTCTATCATTCTTTACTAACCAACCAGTGGAAACACAGATCGCAGGTTTTGAATTAATGATATCTTTCATATCACGCCATCCTGCATCACTCTGAATGTCTTCCCAATACACCAAATAGAAGTCATAGGTAAATGGTATTTCAGGTACTTCGTCTTTAAACTTTTTACTTTTTTTCTTTGTCATACTCACTTATTTTTTCTCCAATGGCATAAACCATTAATGCGATTAATACTAAAACTGTTAAATTAAATAATAAAAATATATTTGTCCAAACCATATCATGCTCCTAATATTACTTCCCAAATTAATACAAAAATAATTAATATAATGAAAGTCATCACTGAATTTTTAATCCATTCATTCATTACGACAACCTTTCATATTTTACTTCTTCAGTGCCACAAGGACCACTAACAAGTAATTCTTCACCCACATTTAACATTAGAAAATCTCTTTCCCAATCGTCACCCATATAGGCATCTAAGTTATGGTCTTTCATTTCTTCTAGTGTGAAAATATGAGATGTATCATCGGCATCACCATAACCATATAAGTATGTACATTTAAATTTAAGCATATGCACCTTCAATCTCACCGTCAAGTATTTCAGCGGCGATAGAATAATCTATCTGATCACCACACCATACATCGATGTTTTGAATTTGCATAATATGATTGATTGCCTCATCTTTAGTGACAATCTCATCTTTATATGCCTTACGTAAGATGTCAATCTTTTCTTCGACAACATCATATAACCATTCTTTAACTTTTCCCATTATGCGACCTCCTTCATGTCAATTAAGTTTACTGCATTGAAAACACATCTGTTATCAATAGTTTCAAATATTTGAATGTCTGAAACAATATAACCTTCGATTAATAAATCTTTGATTCTTTTTGCTTCACCAAAGGTATCGACTGTCATTTTAGACCAGTCACAACCGTGATATTTGTAAACAATGTCATATCTGTTTTTCATATCTATACATTACACGAAAAGAGAGCAAATGTCAAGCACATAATTGTTACATTATGTCGCACCTAAAAGTGTTGATTTTACTTACTTTTTCATAAAAGAATCGTTCCAACCAAATGCCTCTTTGACTAAATTGGCAGTCAAACCTTTATATTTTTTGTTCAAAGTCTTATCTTTTGTTGCAATTAATAATTCTGCCTCTGGTTTTGTTAGTCCTTCTAGTATCTGAACAAACATTGCTTCTCGTTTATTCTGTGATAGATTAGGATTACCACCTTTAATAAAATGATATAGTCTTCTTGCTTCTCGTTTGAGATATGTGTGTTCAGTACCTTCTGGTGCCTCATTTTCTTTATATGGTGGATTACTATCTGGTAATAACCATTCTATATTAGGATCAAATGCACCTTTGAGTATCATTCTCAACTCTGGTGTATCATAATGTTTTAATACTTGTAATTTTTTTGGTTTATCTTTTGCGTTATTTACTTTTAATAATATTTCATGGAAAGTTAATGTTGGTCCAAACTTTCCTGTTTCATCAAATGCCATTTTTAGAACTCCTGTATTTGACCGATTAAGTCTTTTAATTTGTTTGTAATAAAGTAGTTTAATATTTTATGTCGTCCTGCAACTTTAATGTTTTCATATTCTGACATAATGTTATCTTCTACTTCTTTAGGTATATAGTCGAAATCAACAAGACGCTGATTTCGTTGAAAATTTCTGAATTGATATTCATTACAGAAACCTTTCGGATCACTATCAATCCAATAATCCAACTTCTTTTTATTAATTGGTTTTTGACGAATACCATTAATAAAGGTATCATCAGGAGATAAGAAGTTTGGAATGCTGTCACCACGATCACCCTTTAAGATATGTTCTTTAATATATCTTTTAGGATCCACACCATCTATCCATTTCTTTTGAATGGGTGCATATTGTTTTACATTACCATATTTTTGTAATTGTATGAAATCTTTATCACCACTTAATATTAAGATTTCTTCTTCACTATTTTTAACTAGTGTTGCAATAATATCATCTGCCTCTGCACCATAGACATCAATAACTTTATAAGGCATATGTTCTTTGAGTTCATCTCGTACTTTATTAAAGATAGTAAATATATTATCCCAATCATGTGAATCAGATTCTCTTGCTTTCTTTCTACTTGATTTGTAATTAGGAAATACTTCTCTACGCCAATAATGTCTGGAATCACAACAGATTATAATGTCACCATATTCATCTTTAAACTTGGTATTATAACTTCTCAGTGAGTTTAATATCATATGTCGTACTAAATCTTCACTAATATCAGAATCTCTGCCTATTTGTGCCATCAAGTTAGATATCATCACTTGATTTAAATCAACTAAAATCATTCTAATTCTTCACCCTCAAATTCTACTGTTTTTTCTGTTTTCCTTGGTATATAATATTGTATTTGTGAATAATATTTATCTTGTCGTTTATCATACTTTATTTTCATCATTCTGTCAATGATTTGTTGCATTGGATGTTTTAAATCAAATTCTTTGTGTATCAATGCACGTAAAGCTTCAATGAAAAATCCAATCTCTTTAAATGTTTTTTTCGATTCTTCCCAATTAGTAGAACCAATACCCATACCCTCTGATTGAAATTCATGGATTAAACGAACCATATAATCATCAACTAAAGAATTAGCAAAATCTCTGGATTGTTGTTCCAGCATCCTTTCATCTAATTCTACTTCAGATTTTTGATTTAGTTGTTTTTTTGTTTTGAAGTCTATTATTTCTGCTGTCATAATCTTTTATTACTTCTCTCAAATCAAAATATTCAAAAATACCTTTTAGATTGAGTTCTTTTTGAAATGCTTTTCTTTTATAAGTTTCATATTTTTCATGTATCTGATTGTATTGTTTCTCGTTCTTTATTTGCAATTACTTCTCCCATAAAATTAATGTATCCTTTATCTAATAGGTATTCTTTTAAATGATTATAACCACCAATCACTTCTTTATCAATCACAATTTGAGGAACTGTTTTTACATTACGTTTGAGTTGTTCAATTAATTCTTCTTTTGTAATATGAACACCAATTATAAACTCATCATATGCCAGGTTGCATTTTACTAAAAGCATTTTCGCTTGATCACAATAACTGCAACCTGGTTTTGTATATACTTGTATAGACACTTTAGTTTAATTCCTCTTTCTGAATTATTTTATTATATGTATCTATATATTCCTGATCAATCATGTCAATATTTGCATCTTTAATAGAATCGGCATTGAATTGACTAATACTGTCATCAAGTATCTTATCCCAAAGTTTATTTTGGTCATCATATGAGAATTTTAAGAGTATATACACCCTATATTCATCATATGCAGTTGTATAGATATCTTGTTCTGCAACTTCGTAACCTACGACAGCAGTCTTTGATATCACGTTGACAATGGTTCTATCGAACTCCTGAACAGTTCTTTTGTTTTTATCTCTACCGACTTCGGTTGAGAAGTATGTGGCACGTTCATTCATTTCACCATTGATTACATCGGCAATCTCTGATTTTGCAATTAGATTTGCCTTTTTAATTGCTAGATTTAGGTCTGGACTTGTTGCAACTCCAGCACCATAGAGAAAGTTATCACTCGTTGGTTTCATTACAAACCACTTTGGCACTTCTTCTAGCATCTCATTATTGCCACTTGATTCTTGTTTTACTTGATATGTAGAACTACAAGATGCTACAATCATTGCAAGAATCATCATCATTAAGTATCGCATTAGATTACCCCCTTTACGATATTCATTAAACTATCTACAATTGAAGGATTAATATAAACTATAAAACCACCCACAATTGCACCAAATATAAAATTAATCATATACCCACTCTCCGTTCTCTTTTAGACACACTTTAACAGGTGAATGAAAGACATGATCTGATCTGTCTAACCACCTACAATAACTTGGTGTATCTACATTACGATAATAGAATTGGGCAAAGATTTCCCAATAACTAGGACCGATATATCCATCTCTACAAACCATTTTCTCTCGTAAAACAATCATAGTATCAGGATCTATTTCTTGTGTAATCACACAATTACTTTTTGTATGTGGTACTTCTTGTGCCTGTGCAATCACACCCCAAAACAAAGTTCCAAGATATGCAATTACAATAATGACAATGTACCAAAACAAACTACTTTTAAGATGTCGCATTAACTACCTCCCACACACCATCTGGATGTTGACACGCTGTTCCAAATTCTGTTGAACGATCAATACCTGACAATGGCCACTGCATTTCTATATTTACAGTCGATTGATAATCAGAACACTTCATACCAGAGTTAATTACATAAGTTCTTGTAATCTTAATATCACCATTGTTTCCTGTTCTAGGATTAAACCATGTCGTGTAACTTGGTTTTGTTGGAGAAGTATTTAGATGATCTACAAAAACAGCATTGTGTATATTCTTGTCTGATTTATAAAACAATTCTGCACCAACAAAACTACCTAACACGGCACACGTTGCTACAAAGGCAACATTCTCGGATATCATTTGATAACACGAAGCACCTGCACTTGCACCTCCGACTACAGCACCAAAATGACTTGATACATTTCTATTCTGTGAACAACCAATTAAAGTTGTTGCAAGTATAATACTAAAGAATAGCTTCAAGTTCCTCATCACTTAAACTTTCTTCGGCATCTGTTAATCCAACATCATCTGCCATAATTTGTTCATAAAGATTTTCTTCTTTATCATTCAAATTATCTTCTTTTGATTTTCTTTTTACAATTATCGGCCAATTGCCAGTTTCATTAAATCGAATAAGATTATCCCACTTAATGTCATACGGTAATTCCATACGTTGATGTTTCTTTAACCATTTGATAATAGTTTCTGAATCAGAATCTTTCATTTCTGACCATTCTCTGTGTATCATTTCTAACGGTTTTACTTCTTTAGGCATCTTCATTCTCCATTTCTTCTTCAATCCAATCACGGTTTCTTTCTACAATATCAAACTCATCATCTAGTTCATTAAAGAGTTCATTATCACTTTTCTCTAAATCATCTTGGATAACTTCTTTTGCAATATCCATAAGACCATCTAAATGTTTAATTTCACCATCATCATAGATACCTGCAAAGTCCATACCAGGTTCTTCATACGAAGCGTATATTGAACAATCTTCATTATTTGCTAAGAATGTATCGTATGCCTGTGTTGGAGGTCCCCATGCACTATCAAAGTATCCATTGATTGATGCTTCATTACTATCACCATCTAATTGCAGTTCTAGTCCTTCACCATTGACTTCCCATTTTGTACCCCAATTATCAATACTCCATGAATACCAATCTTGTGTTTCAGAACCTTCTTTAAATGTATCTCTAATTTCTTGTGGCATTGGAACTAAGGCATCCAATAAACCTTTACTTTCATCTTTCGAAGTAATCTGATTATAGATTTCTTCTATCTTTTCTCTTGGTCCTGATAGGCCAAAATTATTACTACACCAATTAGGCATTTTCACTCTCCTTTTTTTCTTGTTTTTCTTTTTCTTTCATTGCTTGATACTGTAATGATAAAATGTATTTCAACTTTTCCATTCTATGTTTAACACTCTTTGGTATCTTACCACGAAACTTTCCTGACCAGTAGTTCAGTTCTAATTCATTTTCAACTGAAGTTCTGGATAATAAATCTCTAAAACTTTCTTGTAATCCACTCATTTACCTATGTCCTTTATATCATCTTTACTAATAACTTGATATGCACCCTTGTTGTATGCAGGTGCCACTGTGAAGTTATGTTCAATACGTTTTCTTTTTGGTGCCCCATTACCCATATGAGGAACTATTTTCTTCTCAACAACTATTGTTCTTCTTGTTCTGTCTGCGTTCAATGTGTTGATGTCATTAAAGGCAGTATATTCTGACCTTGGTATTTTCTTATACCCAAGAGATTTAAGATATTCTGCATGATCTTCTCTTGCCTTTTTGAGAGAATCAGTTAGAGGTAACTTGTTTCTCTTTTTTGTTTTCTGTCGAATATAAATTAAGCCCATTATAATTTTAATTGTTTAACTGGTTCACCTTCCCAATTTGTAGTCACAATTGAATTTTTTGTTACTAGTGGAAAAGAAATCCAACCATACTTTTCTTTTAATATTTTCTTTAAATGTGTAAATTTGTATTTTACTGTATCAGATTTTTTACTCATTGTCAAGCTCCTTATCATGTTGAATCATTGTAATTAATGCGTGGATAAATGCGGACACACCAATAAATGCTGAAATAGCAACATATGTCCAATTAGTAGTACCCATTTCATTTATAAAACCAATAGAGGCAAATAATGAAATGAATGATATAATAAACAAAAATTTAATCATATTCTCTCCTATCTGACTAATGCCCAAGCGGCAAGTTTTGCGTTGTTCTCATCAACATACAACATCAAATCGTCAATGATTGTGTCATAGTTAACATCCATTCTTTGACCGATAGTACATCTGTCATTGAAATATTTTGCGACTTCTTCAACACCTGCAAGGACTTCAGAACCATATTGTCTGTTCTTTATCAAACCTTTTGCATAGGCATTGTAACTCTCGTTTGCAAGATTTACTAATACGTTTCTAAATGTACTTGGTTCGTATTGTTCGTATTCAAATTGAGCATAATCTAATTTGTTCATTATAATACTCCGTACTGTTTTAGGACTAATAAAAATAATAATATAATAATAGTAGTTTGTTGATTTAATTTAAACATTAATGTAATACCTTTCTGTTTTCTTTTTCAAATTCTGCTTCTGCAATTAAAAACTCTTTTGTTAGATGTTCTTGTAATCTCATAATCTCACCTTCTAGTATAAGATACTTCTCTTGCCAACCAACTTTTTTAGAACCTCTAATCTCTTTGGCAACTTCAAGTAATCTTTTGAGATTTTCTAGTGTCATTATTTGTTCAATCATATCTAAACTCTAACACACCTTTCCTTGATTGTCAACATCTTTTTTAGGAGTGCGACAATAGTGTACAAAATCATATTTTAACATAAAATCAATGTTTTGACCATAATCATGGTAATAACTATCTGCACCTGGTAAATCAGAACCAAATACATCTGCATATGTGGCATAATACTCATCATCATACAGGATAGTCACTCTACTACCAACATAATTAGAAGGTTTTACCTTATCATATTCTGCATATTTCTTATCACAATATGATTTAATCATCTTCTTTTTCTTGGTAAGAGATTGTAATCTGTTATAATTGAAAGGAATGTTTCTAAAAACAGTCCAACTATTCTCAAAATAACCATCTTCAGGATCATCATAACCTCTATGATAAACAACATGGAAATTGTAAGAATGTTTCTGAATAGGTGACCATGAATCACCAGTATCATAATAATCTAAAATCTCGTTCTCAACAACTCTTTTATCATGTTGTCTGCGAACAGTTTTAGATGTGTTTTTGATGTATTGTAATTGATTATGTCTTGCATTGTCGGTCAATACATCTTTTTTTGCAAGAACTGATTTCTGACTTTTAATCATGTATTCAGATTACAGGAAAAAAGACCAGATGTCAATAATTATTTTAAATTTTTTTGAGTTTATTATTGTTGAAAAATAAGGGGTTTTGAGGGTGCGACAATCTGCACACCCCCAATTCGTAATATATTATTACTTTTTACGTGTATTTCCGTAAGGAATGACCTTTAAATCTGGTCTGGATTCGTTTTTAAATGTTCTCCAAGGATCAATGACTGTCGAATCAATTGCAAAGTTGTAATCATCATATGTACCGTCAAAATGTCCTAAGAGATATGTGTATTTACTATTCTCTAAATCTGGTTCAATGTTCTTTGTGTCATTGGTATAGTGTACCTTTCTACCCAATAGTTCACAATAATATCCTACAAGTATAGAAGGTGACCCATGTAACTGATCTGTCTTTGGTTTAAAACCTGTACCAAGAATGACTATCTCATTCTCGTTTTGTTCGACCATAAACTTTGCCATTTCTTTTGCTTGTAGTTCTCTGACTTGAACAATTGCATCAAAGATATCATAACCAAAGTTGTATTCTTGTGCCAACCATCTTAAAGCAATATTATCTCGTGGGTGACATCCACCACCATCACCAAGACCTGCTTTCATATAACTTGGACCCATGATTCTCATTGTCGAATCTTTCAATGCAGTAGTCACAATGTCAACGTTGATGTTTCCAACTTTCATCGCACAATCTTGGATCATGTTTACTAAACATAATTTTGTAGTGATAAAAGTATTATAGAAAATCTTAATTGCTTCTGCTTCATCCCATGTACCAATTTCTACTCGTGTATTTCTTTCACAGATTGGTTTATAGAAATTAAATAACTCTAATGCCTCATCTGTTTCAGTTCCGTTTTCTGTACCGATAATAATCATTTCAGGATTCTTCATATCCCATTTCACTGTTGTTTGAGCAATTAAATATGGATTGTAAATGAATCGACCAGTCTTTACTAGTGGTGCAATCTTATTTCTTACAGTGCCAGGTAAACAAGTTGAAATTAAAACAATCATTGTTTCTGGTTTGACATACTTATCAATTTCTTGTATAGCATTAATCGCTATACTATAATCAAAATCTTTTGGTGGTAAATGACTTGTCGGATATCTTCCGTCATAGTCTGAATCGTGTGGTGTTTGCACAGCACAGAATACTATATCTCTATCATCTACTGCTTGTTGTAAACTACTTGATACTTTAATCGTAGTTTCTACTTTTCTAATGTCATATCCTATAACATCATAATGCTCGGCCATGACTTCGGCAGCTTCTCTACCTAAGTTTCCTAGACCAACAAATCCAACTTTCATTTCTTTTCTCCTATAATTAATCCATTGCCTTTTGGATTGAACTGCCAGTTCTTTTTAAATGGTCCTAAATCATATGTTGATTTTGTGATTGTATAACCGACATCCTCTACTTGTTTAGTCCACCAATCTAAGTCTTCTCGTATAAAGTGACTTTTATCTGATTCATAACTATCTATAAAATATTTTCCGTCACTTCCAAGTGGTACAATGATAAAGACTTTCTGTCCACTTCGATAAAATATTCTTAATTGTTTTTCTATATCTTCATATGGTATATGTTCTAAGACATCTTTTGCAAGTATTAAACCATACTGTTGATCAAAATCTTCATATTGTTTTATTACTTTAACTCGTTTTTCTATTGCCCTTGGTGCCTCACTAATTGCATACTCTGACATATCAACACCATATGCATTGATACCTAATAATCGTAATGCATAAACAGAGAAACCTTTGGCACAACCAAAGTCTAATACTTTCTCGTTTTTGATATTACAATACTGTACAATGTGATGACACATTGGTATTGTGAGTTCAGGCATCCAACGATAGTGTGAATATAAAGATTTACCCACTTCAGCACCACGTTCAAAATAATTCTCATCATAATAATCTGCTTTGATCATACAAACTCCTCATGCATCAATGGGTCTTTGAACTCGTCAAATCTATCGATTTTACCATTTGCCCAATCATCTAACATATTAACATTATCTGTAAAGACACAACCTTTACATCTTTCTCTCGGATCAAACTTTGGTTTAATCTTTTTATCTAAGTAATCTAAGATATCACTTGCATGACACAGTTGATATTCTTCAGCAAAGAACTGATAAGTATCATTCAATACAACACTATCACAAGGATAGACTGTACCTGCAACACCTGTTTCTTTGTGTATTTCTTCACTCAGATATGGTCTAAAGTATGATTGGTGACATACACCAGATTTTGGAGCACCATGTACTTTGTATTGATGAAAGAATCTTGTGTCATCAATTTGTTCTAAAACATTGTCTAATGACTTGTGTTGTCGAATCAAATGTTCTTGTTCTAATAAACAGTTCGGTAACATACGAATATATTTTGCACCACATTTATCAGCAACTTTAGACACTTTGTTTAATAAACCAACTCTATCTGCCATCACTTCTTCAGACAGTTCATGTTCAACTGTATAGACCATTGAACAACCGATCACTGTTTTTTCTGTATCAAATTTTTCTAAAGGCAATCCTATTCTTTTATCCCAATCTTTAAATACATTAATTGAAACACGAACCCATGAAAACATCTTACAAACATCTTCATCGATGCGTTTCCAATACTGTTCAGAACCATTTGTAATTAATGCAACTGATAAGTCTTGTGATTTCAACCAACGCACTAAATCATTAAAATGTTTATATGCAGTTGGTTCTCCACCACCTGTTAATATGACTGCCTTTAAGCCTCTCGTCTTTAATTTTGTTACATAGTCCTGAATAATCTCCATTGGTATACGACTATGTGTATCTCTGTATGTCACACTACAATAGGGACATTTTAAATTACAAGCACCTTCAGGAGATATGTGAGTAGAAATAATTGTATTGGGATCACCATTCTTATAATTAAACATTTGTTCTTGGTGACGCCAGAACTTAATACCTGTTGATGTGTATTTGTGTTCTTGTTCACTTCTTTCATCAGGTAGTTTAGTATCATCTGATTTTTCATCATAAAAAATAAAGATGTTTGAATATTTAACACCTTTTTCTACTTTGTCTAATATTTTATTACCGTGTTCTAAATCAATCGGTTTTAAATGTGATACGTTATTGTTATCAATAAATTCATAGTTTGCAACAAAGTTGTTAATCTTTCCTCTAGCCGCATAACGATGAATAACGTATTGTCCTTCTTTCTCGTATAAACCAATCTTCACATGATCCTGGTCTATAACTCGTACTTCGTTATATTCCTTTATTCTCAAAACCATTCATATACTCCAATATGTTTGACGGTGGGTCAAACTTTTCTATTTGTTTAATGTGATTTTTGTGTTTTTCACAAATCTCTAAATCTGTCATTTCTGGTTTCCAATTTAACCATTTATCTTCATACCATCGTTCATTTGGTATAGAATCTCCTATGTCCCTAGAACCCATAATTGCGACTAAATGTTTATACAACATAATCTTTTCTGATAAACAAAAACCAAAATTATAATTCTGTATTGTAGGATGAACTATAATATTTTGATATGTTCCTTTTAAAGTTGTTTTAGGTTCTTCATTCCATAAAGTAGGACCCACTCGTTCTCTTTGTGGAACTCGATGATGCATACCTTTCCACAATTCAATTTGTTTTGTACTCACATGAGGACCTTCATATTCTAGTAATTTCTTTGCGTCACCTGGTGCAAATACCATATCAGGTTCCATCATCAAAGTCTGTGGATGTTGACTATGATAATGTTTTCTAATATAATGATACATATCGGCATATTGATTATCTGGTTTTTCATATTCTTTTGCAACATATGTTATTTTATTATGAAATTTTTGATCAACAAAAGATTCAACATTTTCTTCTAATTTAGGTAGTTTAATATGTTCACCTAGATAAGATAGTGATTGTCTTTTTGACCAAGGATATGATGAATGAAAAATATAAACCCAATCAACATCATTAATGATAGACTTGACAGATTGTTCTAAAAAATCTAATCCATAGTGTATTCTATATACTGCGATCTTATACATTACCAACTTCTTTTAATTATATCTTTTAATTTATTTGCGTCTTCTTGTCTTTGTTTGTCTGTATCTTCAAAGATAATCTTATCTTTTGCATAAAGATTACCTTTTTCTTGTGTTCGATTTCTTGCATAGGTATCATCAAACTCTGCCTTTTGTTTACTAAAATGCATATGTTCTACTACAACATCTTTGATAAAATGTGTTCGACCAACTTTCTTTGCGATATCAAATACCCATGTATCATTATATCCAAAGTTAAATACACCTGGTGCAAAATAACCAACCGTTTCATACCATGTTCGACTTATAATTGGAAATGCACAATGTTTTGGTCCGTTAATTTTATCTTCAAACCAGGCACAGTAAATGTTGTCTGGATATTTTCTTAATTCATTTTCTACTGTTGTATCCCAATACTCTGTTCTATATATTAAATCATCATTACCCATAATCATTATATCACCTAATGATATTTTTGCTAGTTCATTCCATGATTTTGATACTGACATTGGTGGTCCATAAAGATTTCTAAAGTTTAATAACTCATACATTTCTTTGACATAAGTGTCTTCATATTCTTTATATTCTTTTATTGCAGGATCATCACTGTCAATATAATTTAGAATTTCAATTCGTTCAGGTTTATCAGCAGTTTCATAGACAGAACGAACAAACGTATCTAGTCTTTGTGGTCGATTACGACTAGGTGTTAAAATTGTTATCGTCTTCATTCATTAACCTTTCTTTAATATGTTTCTTACCGACAGGACCTGTCCAATGCATCACTCGTTTTTCTGGTGTGTCTTGTCCTTTTTGTAATGAGATTCTCAACCATTGATAGATTTGTGGTAGTTCAATGACTTCTTTATTTCGTACAGGATTATTCATCATCAATTCGTGTAATGCTTCTTGGTCACCACGAACTTTTGCTTGTTTTAAAATACTATGCCAATCATATAATAAATCAGAATAACCTTTAATGAGATTAAAACCTGTTGCCCACCAAGTTTGATTTGGTCTTGCACCTTCTCTAACCCAATCTTTTGTTAGACATATCTTACCTGGTTGTGCATAATCAAACACATCTTGTATGTTTTTCAATATCTCACAGTCAACATCAATCCAACAAGTACATTCATACTTACTATCAATTAAACATTGTGTTTTGTGAAACCATGCATTTTGAGGATGTTTAGGATATGTAATGAAATGATCGGCGTGTGTTTGTGCCCATTGACGAACATGATCAGACATACCAAAATCACAAATAGTTACATGAATGTCGGGATTGTTTGCAACTAATTTTTTATACCACCACTTCAATAACCATTCGTGTGTACTATCTACACCTGTAATAAATGTTTTATTCATTATCTTTATGTAATTTCACAAAATATTCAGCATCAATAACAACTAATGCCTTTTTATTATTCTTTCGCATCACAACGATAGGTTCATAATTACCTTTGTTTGATTCTGCCTGTTCATATGCTGACCAAACATTTAACTTTTCAACATTTTTTGCTTCGATTGAATATGGAAATTTCTCTCTGGCAGCACGTGCCATAATTAAGTCTTCACCACCTGCACCCATTGAACGACTTTCAATATCTTCAGGATGTATATTTAATTCTTCGATAAGAAGTTTACGAAACTCTTGTTGAAGTCTTCTACCTTTTGCTTTTGCACTTTGTGTTTTCATAATTACTCATCATCATCTTCTTCATATTCTTCATCAAGGTGAACAACTTCACCACAGTGAGGACAGAATCGTACATCTACATCTTCTTTTGTAATAACTATATATGCGTTATTACATTCCTCACATTCGTGGTGTATCTTAGGCATTATAATTCGAAGCCTTTGAACTCGTCTTCTTTCACATCTTGTTTCACGCCACCAATCACATAAGATTCAATCTCTGTTTCTTGTGGTGCGTTTTGTAAAGAACGACTGTTTAACCAGTGATCAGTCCATGGTAATGGGTTCTGATTTGCAGGTTGATCATAGATTGGTTTTAATCCGATTGCCTTCATTCTTTTGTTTGCCATAAATTCTACAAAGTTATGTAGTAGTTTATCATTCAGACCGATCATGGAACCATCTTTGAATAGATAGTTTGCCCAATCTCTTTCTTGTTGAACAGCATCAGCATACATATCAATTACGTGTTGTTCTTCTTCTTTGATAACTTCTAACATTTCTTTATCATTTTCATACTCTCTGTAATTATTAATGATACGTTGAGATATTTGTAGGTGTAAAGATTCATCTCTTGCAATAAAAGAAACAATCTTTGCACTACCTTCCATTAACTTTAATTCACCAAATGCAAATGTACAAGCAAAAGAAACATAGAAACGTAATCCTTCTAAGATGTTCACATTGGTCATTGCCAACCATAGTTTTCTTTTGAGTTCTTTTGTTGAACCTTTACCGTCTAATGCATATCGATGACCCGCTTCAATCAGTTCATCATATGTCTTTGTCACTGCTTCTGCACGTTCTAAGATATGTTTGTCTTTGAGAATATTATCAAATACGTCTGCAGGATTAGGATATACATTCTTAATGATGTAAGTATAAGAACGTGAGTGAATAGTTTCAATAAAATCCCATGCAATCATACAACCTTCAAGTTCTGGTAGTGAACAGAATGGTACAAATGCAATCGCAGGACCACGACCTTGTACAGAATCCAATAATGTTTGATATCTTAGATTGGATGTAAAGATATGTTTTTGTTCATCTCTTAATGTAAGAAAATCATTTCTATCTTTTTGTAGTGAAACTTCTTCTGGTCTCCAAAAGTAACCTAATTGTTGTTGTGTTAGTTTATCAAATATTGGATATTTGAATTGGTCGTATCGTTGTGTATTTTGTTCTTCGCCAAAGAACATAGGTTGTTTTGTAAAGTCAACCTCGTTTCTATTAAAAACACTGCTCATTTAATGTATGCTCCTATTCTTCCGTGTACGTCTTTGTTTTCTATGTATGTATATCCTTCTGGTGTGTTTATTTCTTGTCCTTCCCATACAGGAATATACTCACTGTTTCCATTTTTAAAATCAGGATTCTCTCTAAAGTGAACCTCGATTAGTTTACCTCCTATGAACTCACAGTTCACAATTGGAAAGTCTTTAAATTTCCACAGAATAGAGGGAAAGTCCATGTAGTAATTTACTTTCTCCCACCTATCCCATTTCGTTAAATCATCTGTTGATCGATGACCAACAACTGACAATTTGCATTTACCATATTCATAATCAACACTTAAATGCTGACCACTAAACCATTCACACCAGAAGTGTCCTGGTGGTAAATGACCTGTTTCTTTTTCTAACCACATCTTCTTTGCACCCAATCCTAATCCAACAAGATTTGTAATTGGTCGAACAATGTAGTTTCCTGGTTGGGGTACATCAATATCTGCAGGACCACATTGATAACCTAACTTACGTGATAATATGAGTTTATCGTAAACCCAAAGATCATCACGTTCTAGTTCAGGCCATACTTGATCGTCATCAGTGTACATTATATCGCACACGCCTCACAGTCTGCTTCATCAGTTGGTGCATCATCAGTTGGTACATTATCTTTCCAACCAATGTCATGTTGTGGTTCATCTAAGTCTTTCTTTGCATCATATGTATTCTGATAATAAGATGTTTTCCAACCTAGTTTATATGTAGTCAATAAATCTTTTGCCAT